ACGGTCGAGATGAAAGTAAAAATAATATTAGAGATTTACCTAGAGGACTAAGAATTGATACCACTACAGGTGAAGGAACTACTATTACTAGACTTAAAAGAGCAAAAGGTGGATCAATTAGAAAAACCACTAAAGGTAAAGGTGCTAATTATAGACCAACAAAATCTGGAGCTGGAATGACAGCTAAAGGTGTAAGAGCTTACAGGGCAGCAAACCCTGGAAGTAAATTAAAAACAGCCGTGACTGGAAAAGTGAAGCCAGGATCAAAAGCTGCTAAACGTAGAAAATCATACTGCGCAAGATCACTGGGACAACTCAAAAGATCATCAGCAAAAACACGTAACGATCCTAATTCTCGAATCAGACAAGCACGGAGAAGATGGAAATGTTAAATGCAATTAGAAACAGTAATAAATAGAACTTTAAGATTCCTAGATTCAAGAATAGAACAATTGTCAATATCAGTAACGTCCGGCAGTGTTGACAACATGGAAAATTATAAGTATATAATAGGACAAATAAATGCACTGGAATCAGTGCGTCAGGAAATCTCTAACCTGCTAAACGATAAGGAGCACAATGAAGGAACAGTCATCGATATTAACACCAAACAATGATCTAATTGGTGTAAAAAAATCAGAGAAAAAAGAAGAAGGAAAAGTCCCACAACCTACGGGTTGGAGAATTTTAGTTTTACCTTTCAAGATGAAAGAAAAGACTAAAGGTGGATTAGTATTAGCCGAAACTACTTTAGAAAAGCAACAAGTCGCTTCACAATGTGGTTTGGTTTTAGCTATGGGTCCTCAATGTTATAAGGATAAGGAGAGGTATCCTGAAGGCCCGTGGTGCAAGGTCAATGATTGGGTAATGTTTGCACGTTACGCCGGATCACGGATTAAGATAGATGGTGGGGAAATTCGTCTGCTAAACGACGACGAAGTGTTAGCAACAATTGATAGTCCAGAGGACATCTTGCATGAGTTTTAATCATAGGAAGGAGTAACTATGCCAGACGAAGAAAAAAAACTAGTACCTATCGATACATCAGGACCTGATGCAGAAATAGATATTGAAGAAGCGAAAGAAGAAGCCGTTGTAGAAACGGAAAGCACGGAAAAAGAACAAGGAACAGATAAATCATTTGAAAATGAAAGAGAAACAAAGTTAGAAGAAAAAAAATCTGACGAAACTTTAGAGGACTACAGCAAAGGCGTACAATCTCGTATTGCGAAACTAACTCGTAAGATGAGAGAAGCAGAAAGAAGAGAACAAGCTGCTTTGGATTACGCTAAAGGTGTAGAGGAAAAAAGAAAAGCATTAGAAGCTAGGTTTGAAAAAACTGATGCTGACTATGTTAAAAAATTTGAGACAAGTATTTCTACAGGAATGGAAGCTGCACAAAAAGAACTTGCAGCGGCTATTGAAAATGGAGATGCTCAGGCTCAAGTTGAGGCAAACAAAAGAATTGCAACTCTTGCTTTTGAGAATGCAAAACTAGAGCAAGCCAAAGCTGGTAGAGAAGAACAACGGGCAGAGAAACCCGTTACTTTGTCTGAGCCACCGGTTCAGACCCAACAAATGGACGATCCAATTAATCCAGATCCTAGAGCTGAAGCATGGGCTTCTAAGAACACATGGTTTGGTACTGATAAGCCTATGACATATACGGCTTTTGAGATACACAAGGATTTAACGGAAAAAGAAGGATATGATCCTAACTCAGATGAGTACTATGCAGAGGTTGATAAAAGAATAAGAATTGACTTTCCGCATAAATTTGGTAATACTGAAACTAAGCAATCGGCCGCCCCTGTTCAGACAGTGGCTTCAGCTACAAGAAGCGTAAAGCCTGGTCGCAAAACTGTGAGACTCACATCATCACAGGTAGCAATAGCTAAAAAATTAGGTGTGCCACTCGAAGAGTACGCAAAACAATTGAAACACACGAAGGAAGGAGCGTAAAATGGAAAAAAAAGAAAATACTTCTCGTGCGAGCCAAACACGGTCAAAGTCTGAAAGACCAAAAGTGTGGGTTCCACCATCATCTCTAGATGCACCCCCTGCACCTGATGGATTCAGGTATAGATGGATAAGAGCTGAAGTTGTAGGCTTTCAAGATACAAAAAATATAACTGGACGTTTAAGAGAAGGTTATGAATTAGTTAGATCTGAAGAAGTCGAAAATGCAAGCGATTACCCAACCGTTGAAGACGGTAAATACAAGGGAGTGATTGGGGTTGGTGGCCTTCTTCTTGCGAAGGTACCTAATGAGATCGCAGAGCAACGTCAACAATATATGTCTGATAGACATAAAGAACGTAACGAAGCCGTAAACAACGACCTTATGAGGGAGCAGGATAGTAGAATGCCTATCAATGTTGATAGACAATCTCGTGTAACCTTCGGTGGTACTAAAAAGTAATTTTTAAATCACTGAATTAAATTAAACCGTACTGGAGGCCCTTCGGGGCAGGTACATAAGGAGTAATAACTATGGCAAATAGAAACGAACAAGGTTTTGGTTATACTGCAGCAGGCGTTCTGGGTTCAACTCCAGCAACTTCTGGTCAAGGTAAATACAAAATCGATGCGGGTTATGGTACTACTATATACAACGGCGGAATGGTAAAATCTGCTGCTGGTTATATTGTGGACGGTCAAACGGCCGCTGCACCTGTAATTGGAACGCTTAACGGAATTTTCTACAACGCGGCTACAACTTTGAAGCCAACTTTTGCAAATTTCTACAAAGCAACGATTACACCAGCAAACAGTGAAGACATCACTGCTTTTGTATTCGATAACCCACACCAACAATATGTAGTAGCAACAGATGCTGCTGTAACACAAGCAGGATTTTTAGAGTCTTATGATATGAATGCATCAGCTGGTAGCGATACCACTGGTAGATCATCTGCAACTTTAGATATCGGTGTTACAGGCGCGGATAGTAAATCACTAAGACTTTTAAGAGTAGCAGAAGATCCTGAAAATGAGGATATTACTGCAGCTTATTGTTCAGTGGTTGTTTGTCCGAATCTAATCGAGCTACAATCGTAATAGGAGAATAGGAGATAAATTATGGCAATATCACGATCACAACTAGTTAAAGAACTAGAGCCAGGATTGAATGCACTATTCGGCCTGGAATATAAAAGGTATGAAAATCAGCATGCTGAGATTTATACTGAGGAATCATCTGACAGAGCTTTTGAAGAAGAAGTTATGTTATCTGGTTTCGCTAACGCACAAGTTAAAGGTGAAGGTGCTGGTGTTTCATTTGATGAAGCGCAAGAAACTTTCACTGCTAGATACACTCACGAGACTGTAGCTTTAGCGTTCGCAATCACTGAAGAAGCGATTGAGGACAACTTGTATGATAGACTTGCGTCTAGATATACAAAAGCTTTAGCTAGATCTATGAGTAACGCTAAGCAAGTAAAAGCTGTTGATCCATTAATTAATGGTTTCACAACTTTCCAATCTGGTGACGGTGTAGCATTAATGGCTACTAACCACCCGACTGTAGCAGGAACGTTCGCTAATGAATTAGCAACTTCTTCTGACTTGAACGAAACTTCATTAGAACAATCAATGATTGACATTGGTAAAATGACTGATGAAAGAGGTTTAAGAGTTGCAGCAAGAGGAGTAAAAATGATTATTCCTTCTGAGCTACAATTTACAGCTGAAAGACTTATGAAGTCTCAAGGTAGAGTTGGAACAGCTGATAACGATATCAATGCAATCGTATCTATGGGTATGGTTCCTCAAGGTTATAGAGTGAACAACTACTTAACAGATGCAGATGCGTTCTATATCTTAACAGACGTACCTAATGGTATGAAAATGTTCAACAGAGCACCATTGACAACTGCAATGGAAGGCGACTTTGACACTGGTAACGTAAGATACAAAGCTAGAGAAAGATACTCTTTCGGAGTTTCTGACCCTAGAGGTATTTTTGGTTCGCCAGGAGCGTAATCAATATATTTTGTGGCGGGACATAGTTCCGCCACAATTAAAAAATAAACGGTGAGATTCATGAAAAAATTTTTAGTTAACATTTGGGCGTACGATCATCACGCCAAATTTGAAGTAGAATCAGAAGATTCCCCAACTGACCTAGAACAATCAATCCTTGACAAACTTGGAGAAAACAGTATAGTTTGGGAAAACCTTGGAGTTAGTTATGACAACAAGGTTAATAGAATAACCTATGAGGAGGTTATAGATGATACAAGACCTATACAAAGCAAAAAGGTCCTTGGAGTTGAAGTGGGAACAGGAGCATCTGGATAACAACAGATATACTCTTGAAATGGTCAAGATTGATGACAAAGTAAAAGAGATCATCACAAAGATCAAGCTGGAAGAAGCAGCAATTGCCCATAGACAGAACAATGTTGAAGGTTCTGCTCCAGAAGTTTCAGTAGCTACTTAAACAAAAGCTACATCGTTGAATAAATTCAATTCACATTACAGGCTCTCTTGCACTCTACTAAAAACTAGTATATAAATTACTCACTATACATAAATTAATATTCTGCATAGACGCAGTATAGTCGACGGCCTAGAGACTATGTAGAATAAACTAGGAGAATAATCATGGCACAAACACTATTTAGAGGACCGGTTCTGCAAGGTAAGTTTAACGAGTCAGGCTTAACTGGATTCAATCTAGAAAACAAATCAGCTAACTACACAGTTACGAATGCAGATTCTGGTAAAACTTTTACATCATCTACTGATGGTGTGGTATTTACTTTACCTGCAATTTCTATCGGAAGAGTATTTACTTTTGTAAACACTGCTCAAGATGGAACTAACGCTTTAACTATTAGCCCAAATGCTAATGATGGTATTTTGTATGCTGGATCTTTAACAGATGATAAAGATATTATTAATACAAAAGGTACATCAAAAGTTGGTGACTTTGTAGTATGTGCATCTTTAAACTCAACAACTCATTGGACGATTGTTGATGTACAAGGTGTATTTGCTAAAGAAGCGTAATAATTAATTTATTGTGGGGCTTCGGCCCCACTTAAATTTTAAGGAGAACTAATGTCAGATCAAAGATTTACAAGAGTAACAAGTACAGGTCAGGTAAAAACAATCGCTGGAGGATCAACTAATATTGGTCCATGCAGAATAACTTACATTCAAGGTAAAGGTCATGCAAGTGGTCAACTTGAATTAAGAAACAGTGCAGACAATTCTGGTGATTTATTATTTCAAGCACACTTTGGAACAGAAGGTTTAGATATATTTGTTCCTGGTGAAGGAATAAGATTTGAAGACACAGTACATGCTACAATATCAGGAACAGGATCAGTCACTTTAGGTTATACTGGCTAGGAGGTTAAATGGCTAACACTACCTCGGGAACAACTACATTTGACAAAACTTTTTCTGTTGATGAAATAGTAGAAGAAGCTTTTGAACGATTAGGTATTCAACAAGTATCAGGTTATCAATTAAAGACTTCACGAAGATCATTAAATATAATGCTTCAGGAATGGGGCAACAGAGGTATTCACTATTGGGAAATAGGTGAACTTGATCTTGATTTAATTGAAGGTCAAGCAGAATATAAATTCTTTAGAGCTAGTTCAGATGGCACCAGTGCTACATCAAATCCAAATGGGGTATATGGAATATCCGATGTCCTTGAAGCACAAT